GCAAGCTCAACGCGCAGGTGCGCACTACCATATCAACAGACAGGTGGGTAGAACAGCGCCGTTATCGTACATTACCGCCCTATGTGCGGAGCGATTACCTCTCATCTCAATAGAAAATTGAACCGTCGTTATAAAGTCACGAACTAAAATAATAAAATAATAATTTATGTTAACGGCGGAGCGGGGTCGCTCTACGCGGGGGACGCTTGTCACGTCTCTTCCTGTTTATGGTACAGGTCTCCAAACCATCTTGTTTTTCAAAACAAGCAAAATGTCTTACACCGGGACCAAACGACTATTGGTCTACCTTCCACCTTATTAGGGTGTACGGTAAGCTACCGGGCTTTTTAATATCTTGCTAGATATCCATTTCAAAGCATGGATGCTTGAGAGTTTATTCTCACGCTTCTCACAAAGCGGACTGACTGCTTACACAGCTAGCCAGATAACAGAGCCGGCACTGGTCAATGTACCTCCAGCTCCATTCATTGCTACTCGCAGCAAAAAGACATCAGTCCCATTTGCTGTCAAAAAAGCAGAACCTGTAAGGGCCAAAGCAACTGCTGCTCCAGGCGCGGCAACATCTGTGGTGAACGACTGTGTTCCTGACCATGGATACACAGATGTGCCATTCTTTGTTAAATTAACAGTCATTGAGGAAGCCTCATTGGCTGAATCCAACCCACTAACCATCCAATCAACAAGGTAGTTACCTGCGGGTGGTACCATCGACCCAGCTGTATTAACAACTGAAAGTCCATTACTAGTGGCTGTGGCAAGTATCTCTGAGCGCGTCACACCAGTGACCTGCGCCTCATTTGTGGTTGTTTGAAACCAGGACACTTGATTATTTGCGGGAGCAGCAGAAGGTTCATTAACTGGCTTCAGAAAATACCCTGCATACTCAACCATAAGTTTCCCAATTTTAGTTGTTCCATCCGCAGTACCAGCAGCAGCATACTGAAGATTGCCTATATCATAGGTCTTAATATCAGAACCGCCTGGCAAATTACCTGGACGAACATACTTGGGGCCATTATCAAAGGCCGTCTTGCAATCAATATTTAAGGAAAAATCCTTGCAAGGCATCTTGAAATCATGGGGATCTGAATCAAGGATTTGTGTTTGTGTTTGAAAGGGAGGATCAGCTGCATCATAGTCAAAGCCAAGAATGGCGACTCCTGTTGTGCCAGCTGTTGCGAACTCACTCACCTCATGCATGTATGTAAATTTCAACTTCGTGAAAACATACTTCTCAAAATTCTGAGCCATCTTAGATAACCAGGGGAACACCACCACCTGGCCCGGATTAATTGCAAAAAGCTGAGCTCCTGCATTAGCTCCGTTTCCAAAAGTTGTACTGCCGACTAAATCGGTAATAAACTCACTTTTGGAGGGAAAAGGGAATTTAGCCATACGCATTCCAAGGCCCTTAGGCCCACGCTGTATGCTTCCCGTATAATTCGAACCTCCCTTATTTTGGCGCGGCCTTCTGACCTTACGCTGGCGTTGGGGGCGCGGCTGCTGAGATGCAAGCCTAACTAACGCATTCCGATAACTCTTGGAATTCCTGCTCGGTACAGGTGGGGCTTTCATTCCCCTCTTACTTCTTCCATTTCTTGGCATTGTTATTATAAAGTCGTGACCTTGACTTTTTATCGCGGGTCTAGAACAGGAGCATTTCGATTGCTTCACCATTGGCCGCGATTGACCAAGAAAGAGTTTGTATAAGTCAGCTTCTGTGGGAATATTGCAGAGGGCTTGCCGCCACTCTTCAGTGCCTTGCAACACTGTTCCATATTCTTCAACCATCCAAGCAATGAGTTCTTTGAGGTAGCCACGTAGTTGGGGGTCTGTCCAACCTACGCGTAGTAGCGCACACGCACGAACTAGTGTGTACGCAGGATCCTCAGCGTTACGCGAGTAGAGAAGGGATGTCAAGATTTTCTCTCGGCTGTAAAGGGGGCACGCAATGCCATCCACAAATACAGTAAAAGCCGATAAGAAATCCAATTCTTCTACAGGGCGTGGATCTAAGCAATCGGTAGTTGTTGTCACTCCGACTCTTTTCCACTCATCTATTAACGCTCTTGCGTTGAAATAGGGTAATGCAGCATTGGACACGCTCCAGGTGTTGTCGTCCCCACAAAGGGCTAACGCAACTTCACTGTCAAATCGCTCGTAATTGGCTTCACCAATAGGAGCGAGCATTATCCAGCCGTATGCTAACAGCATGTATAAAATGAGCGTATTGTCTGAGATGGTATTGACGGATCCTGAGGGGTTACCTCCTATCTTCCGCACAAATACACCATCTGATGTTAAGATCACAGTATGGATCAGGTTCTGATAATACATCAGTAACCGTTCCTTCATTTCTTCTGTCTGATCTTCAGGTCTCAGCATATTCCATCTAAACTGAGCACAAGCCCACATCATATAGGCGCGCAATGAAGAGTCATACTGACTTTCATCCAAAGCGAAACCGTTGGGATGCTTCCGTAATTTCCGGTATAACATATTCCAACCGCCTTTGAGGGGTGTGAAACCTACAACACTTGCAGTTTTGAGATGTGACCGATAGAACTTTTCATTCATATCTTCGAACAGGCGATTGCCGTGAATAGTCATCTCAATGGGACCAGCAGTAAAAGTGCGAATAGAATTATCGTCAATCTTTATCTGTGGGCGGATCTCTTCCTTCAAAGAGTTTCCGAACACGGCTACGTATAATGGATCACGTAACCGATCCCAATCTTCCTCCATGTAGTGTGGAAATTCTTTCCAATCATCTACCATGGCGCGTTTCTTAGCATATTTCCTAGTCCAGGGGAATCCAGGCGAAGTACTTAGGTCAATACCTTTTAAAACTTCTTCCTGACTCTTAACCCTAGAGTTAAGCATGTAAGGGCCAAAATGTCGTTCCGTCCAACGGAATGCGACATTAAAGGCAGTAACTTGGGGGGTGCTCAAGGCCGGAACGTCCTTGGCATACTTCCCTAGCGAAATATAAGCGGCTTCCACGTTTGGCACGGGTAAGCCCCACTCTGTTCGATCAACCTTTTTATCAGTTTCATTTTCAAAGCGGGCAATATTCATATCTAACCTACGTCGATTCTTTCCAGTGAACTTCTTTGGAACAGAACCTAAACAAGGGAAATAAGTATCGCTCAAATATTTCTCGTGGAGTGCCGTTGGGCGGCAAGTGGGCCTGAATCCTTTCTTATAGAACTCAGGGTATTTCCCCCACCATTCACTTCCCGTTTCTAACAACTGGGAAGGGAGGGGGGGATCTACTGAAAAAGCATGCTACTAAGAGCAACCTGATTCTCGGCTTTCCACCTGAGAATACGGTTAGCGGTGATTGGCTCAAACCGATTAACCTCCAGTCCTCCAGCTACATGTGTTCCCACAACAGCTCCATCACTTACAGCAATCACTAAACCACCACAGTCTCCCGACTCAGAGGCATAGCTGGCAAGTCCATCAGCACTCGCATAGCCAACACTTATCGTTGGTTCTATTTGATCTCCGCTGGAATAACTCACAAGCATCACTGCTTCGTTTTTGGGGGCCCGCATTGCGAGCACACCCGGTTTAACGGTTCCATTGTGGAAAAAGACACCCCCATCCTCAGATGTTGGGGTAATCTCACCAGTAATGACCGCCGAAGTCTTAGCATTAACTATCTTTCTCTCAGCTCCATCAATA